GAACACCGACGATCTCGTTAGTGATAAGCTCTGGGAATGTACGTCTGATCATCGGTATGAGAACCTTTGGTAAACGTGCATCACCTGTAGCATAACCATCATTCGAGTTGATTGATCCCGGAGGAGTATAGATACCACCGATAGTACTGCCAGAGCCAAAGGCTCCACCATTACCAGCGAAGTTTCCAGCCTCTTCCAAGCACCAACGCTCTTGGTTTTCCATCAGCATAGCTGTGGTAACGCGAGCATGCTCATCTTCAATTGGGCGGACTTTATCACTTGTGTAATTAAGTACCGGGGCCCATTTTTCGAGGAGTTGATTGGCACGGGATTTGTCGATGTAACCGGGTGCGGGTTTTACATTATTCATTTGTTTATTTTTTCCTTTATGGATTTTAGCGTTCGAGAATGGCGGATTGCCTTCTCCACCTTGAAATTATCTTATTTCCTTTAAAGCTGTGAGATAGTTGTTAACTGGTGTGTTTTCAACAGTTTTAGATTCAGAGATTACTTTTGAAGCAGGAACTCTAGCATCTTTGGAAACCGCAGTTTTTTTGGCTTCCTCTACTAAAGTTTTTGATGTTTCACTTTCTTCTCTTTCAAACATCTCAACGACATATTTAAAGTTCTCCTCAATGTATGAGGGAGATTTGTCATTCAACAGATTTGAAATATAACCTCTTTTAGAGGTTGACATTCCTTTTGTTTTTTGTTCTAAAATTAATGAAGATTTTACAGTTTCAAATTTTTCTTGAAGATCAATATTTTCTCTGAAAGATTCATTCAATTGATTTTCCAATTTAGTAATTTTTGCTCTTCCTTCGGAAACGATTCTTTTAACATCGCTATTCAATGATGAAGGATCGAAGGCAATGATGCCTTTGATTTGCTCTAATTGTTTCATTGCTGTTTTATTTGAAACTGCTTCTTCTAATTGAGCCTGTGGAATTGCTTTTGAAAGATAAGCATCCATGAAGTTGCTGATTTCGTTAACAACTTTTTTGCTAAATTTTTCAGCCTTTTCATTTAAGGCTTTGCGATAAAACTTGACGAGTTGCTCAAGTTTAATTGTGTGATTTTCGTTAATAGCGGATACAACTTTTTCAAGTTTTGAGGAATGATCTGTATCAATCGCTTCTAAAAGCTTTTCTAATTTTAAAGCGTGTTCGTTGTCTTGTTTGCTAAGAGCCTTTTCGACTTGCAATTCAAGTTGAGATTCAACTTTTTCGTGAACTGCTGATTCAAACGCTTCAGCAATTGCGGAAGCTGCTTCTTCATTGAGAACGTTTGTATCAATATTTGAAATGATTGATGAGATATCCATATTATATATTACTATTTACTCTTACTTCTTTCCTTTTTTATTATTTTTTTTCAACTGCTTAAAATCAGCACCTGTGATTTTATTTTTTGGTTTTGCAACACTTGCAAGTTTTTTTTGAGCAGGAGATAATTTTTTTTCGGCAATTTTCTTGACGCGAGATTTTACTTTTTCAGTAACTATTTTATCTAAAGTTGTGTTAGCATTGGAATAATTTTTTTCACAAATTTGAGCTACCAATTTAGAAATTAAGTTTAGAATATTCATATTAATATTATTATTTATCCTAATGTTATACAAATTAAAGAGTCTTTAATGAATTAATAAATTTAATTATCTCTTCGGTGAGATATTTATTACCTTCTTTTGTGGGAATATTTGAAATAGCCTTTTCAAATCTGTCATATGCAGGAGCAAATTTACCATCTTCATTTAATATCCATTGTTTAGATTCTAGAATACCATTTACAAAAGCAGAAGGAACCGAAGGATCAGCAACTACGTCAACAGCAACAAGTCTAAAATCAGCAACACGATTAACACCGGATTTACTTTCTTCTAATCTACCTAATGCACGACTAGAAACACCGAGCTTAACACCATCCATAATCAATGAACGAACGATTTGTCCCATGGGAGTAGAAAGAACTTTTGATTTTCCTTCAAAAATATTGCCATTCTGTTTCAATTCTGTAACAACATGACAAACTCTTTCTAAATTAATCTCAGGGCTTGAAGGATGATTTAATTCTCCGGTAGCTCTTTTTGTTATAATCATTTCGTCATTGTAACGATTAACTTCTTTAACCATTTCTTCTAGTGGATAAACTCTTTTATTTTTATTGGCTTCATTAGCCATTAAAAATGGTCCTTGGATATGAAGGATTGAAGGAGTATTTCTATTACGTTCCTCAATAAGGTACTGAACATCATAGGTTGGTTGTTCTACAAGGAGACTATAAGCATTTTTTGACATATGTATTCTTTTTATATATTTATCGATATTGCTATCAACTTTATTATTTATATTTACGCTGGAAGATCACTATTCAAGCATTTATATGCTTTTCAGTTAAAATTAAAAACTGATATCCTTTATTATTAGCATACTGTTCCGCCGCTTTCCATTTAGCTTGATTTACAGCCCATTGTGTATTTTCATAAATCATTGTTTTAACTTTTTTATTCTTAGTAGCCTCTGGTTTCATGGTTTGCTTGTGTGGTTTTATTTCTATTAATAATTTTTTTATTTCACCAGATCTATCTTTAAGAGCAGCAACAAGATCTACGAAGTATCTATGGAGCTTTCCATCTAAGGGAGATTGATATGGAACAACAACACTTTCCGATCCCCATGTAATAACATTTGAATTATTATCAAACCAACGAAAAACTTTTAATTCTAAAGAAGAACGATATATACAAGGAAGAGAACCTTTATACTTTTCTGGATTTAATATACTATAAATTCCTTGTATATAGTTGGAATTTTTTTTACCAATTTTAGGTTTCATTTTCAACCGACAAAGAATCGAATAGGATCTCTATCAATAGTATCTTTAGTTATTTCTTCTTCCAGAGCAAGTTTTTCTTGAATTCCTTGTGTCATCAAATCACTATAATTCAATGTTTGTCCTCCAAAAAGATTAGTTCCCGCAAATTTGCCTCTTGTATGACCAACTGCTATTTTTGTTAAAGCCAGTGTATATCTATAAACCCACAGTTGACCTACCAAATATTTTAAAGGTTTTAGTATCTTACAACCCAGTAATCCAAAGTATGGTGTGCTGCTTTGTTGAGATGGTTCTGGAATAATTTTTAAAATCTGAGAATCGGGATCAAATCTAAGGTAAGGTGTCAGTGCCAATAACTTATCTCTCGTATCTAACCATGTTTTAAGTGCTTGCCAAGTAACTAAATCATACCCAACATTTCCAAGCAATTGACCAAAGTATGCTTGTTGAGCAATTGTATTTTCAATAGTAAAAAGTGTATTAACTCCCGTATTATTTCCTTCTGCAAATGAGAATACATCTACAACTCTTCTATAATCATCTAGGTCATAATCATAACAAGCACTTAATGAGGGATTGGATGTATTTGAATTATACATGTCCGGAGTAATATTCATCAACTTTCCAATCTCAAGACCAACTCCAGACTTATATAGATCGGATCTGAAAATTAAATATTCTTCTTCTAAGCCTGCAAATTTTGTGAAATATTCGATTGCAATATCAATCATTTCATAAATTTGTTCACTACTGATTTCTATTTGAATCAAAGGTTCACCCAAACTTCTACGAACTCTTTGTGCCAAAAGATCATAACTTTTAATTTGAGTATTAAAAGTTGTACCGCCATGAAAAGAATTAGGTAAAACTGGTTGTGATGGATAAGGCATATATTATATACTTATGGTAAAAATGCTGCAATCTGAGCACCAACAGCTTCTACGGTAGCACAATTTTTCAATCTTCCACCAATTCCCGTAGATGGGAGGTTGTCTGCATTAAATGACCAAAGAGTTGAGGCATCTAATATTGCTATTCCTGATGTATTATCAACCAAAGTACCGTATGAAACTTGTTGAGGGGTTGGTACTCTACATACGCCTATCATATTGCCTCCTGCATATGATACGCCATATCTAACATCACTAGATAATGGATAGGTTTGAGATGATGATAGAGGATCTGTTAAAGTTTGAGTAAGATTGTTATTAGTGTATCGTTTTAGTGTAATTTTGGAATTAGCATCTTTTAAATAAACAGGACCAGATGCTGGAAAATTACCTTGCAATCCTGCTTCTATTTCTTCGGCAATAAGTTTAGATAATGCTCCAACACCAAGATATGCATACCCTGTGTATTGAGAACCAGCAATACCAGTTTGACCTGTTCTATTTCCGACAACTTTTGTAGCAAATGTATTTCCGCCTGTACTATAAACAGCATTTCCAGTTATACCACCCACTATTTGACCAGATACATTAACAATAGTTCCTGCAGTTCCTTGTGATAAGGTAATATTGTTTCTGGCAATATCAATAGTAGAACCTGCAACGTTTATGTCTTTACCATAAATACTACCAGTTAGATTTAAAATTCCGGTTACCCCTATAACATATATAGTAACACTTCCGCTAATAAATGTATAGTCATCGTAAATATTTGTAGTTAAATTAAGAGTAGCTGCTAGGTTATTAACCAATATAGAAGGATTAAATATACACGTATTATTTCTCAATTCGGGAACAGTTAGATTGACAATTGTGCCCGCACCTTCGACTAATAGTCCATGACTACCACTTGCGGTGTTTCTAACATTAGTTAATGTGTTCAATCCGCCAGAAACTACACCACAAGTTAAGGTTGCATTTGGACAGTAAACAATATGTAGAGCGTGTTTACCAGATTGACCTCCGATTCCCCATGGGTTGTGCCCACCGTATAGATTCCCTACAAAATTAAAAGTTGAAGACGTATTTACACTCAACCCTTTTATGCCGTTTGTGTTACCAGTTCCTCCGTATATATTACCATATATATTTATAGTACCTGCTCCTTGTGTAATACTCGCTCCTATTATATTTTGAGCCAAGGTAAATGCAGCAATGCTTTGTGGCCCATATATGTCGCCGTTAATAGTAGTATTACAATTTAAAGAAGCAATGGAAAATGCACCACTACTACCCGCATGATTTATCGGACCATAGCTATTTCCATTAATAGTAACTTCATTGGAATCTCCTGCATAAGAGTTAATGACTAACGCATGACCAGAATATCCATATAAATTACCGTTTATAGTACAGTTTCCTCTTCTAAAGAATCTTAATGCTTGACCTGTAGAAATTTGACTTCCTGACAAGTCCCCATAAACAGTAACATTTCCTCCTCCAAAATTATGAATAGCATGATTTTGAGTGTTGACACCACCAATAGCATTTCCAGATAAAACTATATTGCCAGTGCTGGAAATCCTAATAGCTTCAGCAAAATTAGTTCCAGTAGATACTGCAACACTACCACCACTCACGAAACCGTTAATTGTCAATGTTCCGGTTCCAATTATATCTATTCCTCTGGCAGCAGCAATCGTACCTCCATTTATTTGTCCGTAAATAGTTGGTGATGCATTTGCCGATATTTGACACAATGTTGTTGCTCCAGTATCAAATAAATCAACATTCAAAATATAATCATTCAGAATATTAAAAACACCACCTACCGTTGAACCGTTTTCTGCTTTATTACAAATTTTATAACATTGAATATCAGTATCTAACAATATAGTTTTGTTATTAGAATATACATTATCACCAGAAATAGGAACTACTCCTCCTATCCAAGTAGACGGGCTTGACCAATTTCCATTCTGTGATGCTAGAATATTTGCCATTTACTATAGTCCTTTTACTTTAATATAATTTTGTATGGCAGCATAAACATATTGTATTGCCTGTAATTCTTCTGGTGGTGCTTCTTGTAAAGTTCCTAATAAAATACTTTTTGCAAAATCTTCCCTTTTAACAACTTTTCCCTCTTCGTCAAATCGGGTAGGAACAAGCTTTAATGCTGCATTAGCATCAAATTGCCCCCCATCTTTATAAAATGATGTGATAGCTAAACTAGCACAGTACTTGGGATATTCTAATTCTTCTATAATATTTGGTGTCGAAGGTTGCATATGATATAATTATATGTAAGTTGCGGTTATTCTATTATTCCATGATACATTTGATGCAATTGTGGTAGATAAAACTTGTCCTACACTATTTAATGTTATTTTTTTAATACGCCATGTATTTGAACTTTCTGCTGTATTTGGTAATGCTTTTCCTATATAACTTGCATTGTTTACAAAATATGTTCTCCAAGAAGCAGAATCTAAATTAACAACCACATCTCCACTTCCACCAATCCATGCAGCAGAATTCGTTTTTACCAATGTAGTTACTTCTGTATAATAATCGTTATTTAAAAAGGTTAATATTTGATTATTAGAATTTTTAAAAAATATTTTACCATCTGTTGTATTAAGAGCTATTTCGCCTAATTCTAAGGAAGATAGTTGTGGCATTCTATCAGAAACATCTGTTCTTTTTAGTTTTATAACACTTTCTTCCGGCATATTAGATATTTATTGAAAAAATCAAATTTTCAATATTAAAATTCTTCTGATGCAGAAAGACTAGGTGTATTAGAACCTATATACAATGTTTGATTTGTTTCATTAAAGGCTAATTCACCATGATTAAGCATCGAAGGAGGACCAGCTTCACCGGAAACTCTTCTTTTAATTAAAATTGTTGTATATTTCCTGTTTTCTTCCATGTTAATATTTATAAAAATAAACAAAAAACCTCGAAAGATTTTTAGGTCTTTCGGGGTTTAATTTGTTTTAATTCTTAATTAAGGTCTTGCAAATTCTACAACAGAATTATCTTTCCAACCAGCGGCTTTACCTTCTTTGCGGAAGGCAAGAACTTGATCGTGTTGAGCTTCTGTGAGATGAACTTGAGTAACACCTTTTGGAACTTTATCAGCAGTTTGTTCTGTTTCGAACATTCTGTTAATTCTTCCCATTGGTCCGACGAATGCATATTGTTTTGTTTTCATATATTTTTTTGTTTGTTTGTTTATTTCAGAGACTATTAATCCATTTAAAAGATTGATTAATTTGTTCTGAAAAGTCTTTCCCTAAAACCTCTTGCCAATCTTTTTTTAAGGGTTCAACTTTGTTTCTTATCTCATGATCTCCATAAGGCCAACCTAATTCATGTTCCATTGTATATTGTTCCACGTTATTGAAGTCGTGCTTGAAAGGTTTTTCTTCAAGATATTTCCAAATTTCATTCATAGTATCTCTAGGATTTTCTGTAAGATCCTCAAAGTGAACAAAGTGAAGTTTGTCTTGATATCTTTTTACTGCATCTGAAAGTCTTTCTACAGCAATTCCAAGTGGTGGAATGTTTAACCATCCTTGTGTTCTTTTTTCAACAGTAGTCCAATTTTGTGGGGATTGTTTTTCCACTCCAGTAAAAGGAAAAGGGTGTTGCCGCCATTTCTTTTCAAACGAAGTAAGAATTCCACGCATGTCTCTTACGGGAACTAGAACCTTAGCATTGGGCCAAATAGCAAATAACATATCTAAATGTCCTACCCATGAACGGCATTTGTCTGCTACTACTGGACGATCTGTCAATCTATTAAAAGCATTTTCACATCCTCCCTTGACATAATCATAGAATAATGTTTCCCCATCTTTGGGATCGGGAATGGTTTTAAATTCTTCTGTAGCTGAAAATTGCCGAGCAATATAACCAATTTCATGAAGACCGCTTGTGGCAGTAGAATGAACTCTAGGATTTTGAGCTAGGGTGTTACACAAAAGAGTGGAACCCGAACGAGGCAGACCTGATACAAAGTGAATAGTTTTTGACATACAATATATTTTATAGTTAAGAAACAAAAAGTCAAATAATTTTTTAATTCTTACTCACAAGGATTGGACTTATGAGTAAGATTGTTTTTATTATAGATCTTTTATAACTGTTACGTTATTGTTTCCTTGGAATTCTAGTTCAGTTCCAGCTGTCCAAGAATCATCTGAGACTCTGGCATGAATGGTTAAAGGACTTGCTGTGTTTTGTAATGCATTAGATCCAATAAATGCTGCTAATGTTGTATTACAATTAACAGTAGCTAGATTTGTGTTATTATAGAATGCATAGCTTCCAATACTAGTCACAGAATTTGGAATAGTAAC